CCCCTGCCGCTCATCCCTGCCAACTAGAAGGCAACGCGCCGCAAGCCAAGCAAACACCAGCCAACAGCTACTTACAGCACACCACAACAGCCGCGCGGGGAAAGTGTTCCCGGCTTCGCTCTGTTCAGGCGGAAACAATCGGCAAAATCTCCACCCGCGCCCCATTGCACACCAACGGCAAGCCGCAGCAGGCCGGGCGTGTCACTCAAAAAATCGTGAAAGGTTCGGAAACTTGCAAGAAAACGAATATAAACTTGCAAAAATGGGGCGATGTCGTTTACTTTATAGGGCATAATGTAAACGACATGCACCCCAAAATGCAAGAACCGTGTCAAAATGAAAGACCACCCCCCATTTTACAAGACCAGGACGCGCCTAAAATCGGAGAACGCACTAAGCACTTCCCCCTCTGACCATGTTCCGCGAAACGACACCAAAAACGGGCGTAGTGGTTGAATGGAGGTATCGCCGCATCCATGATGCAAGTGTGGAATGGTGCAACCGGTGGGATAAAATGGATTCCATATACGCCTGAATATGTTTTTGCGACGTCGGCTATGGCCGGCGCTTTCTTTTTGCCTGAATAGACATGGGGGA